TGGCAGAAGATACGGGCGATCAAGCGGGCGCGTGATCCGCTGTGCGAGTGGTGCAAGGAAGCGGGCCGCGTGGTAATAGCCGAACTCGTAGACCACTACATACCACTGGCAGCAGGTGGGACACATGCTGATGAGAATCTAGTATCAATGTGCCGACCGTGCCATGGGTTGAAGACGGAGCAGGACAAGCGGAAATACACGCAAGTGTATCAAAAGAAGACACATGGGCGTAGGTGATGTACTGGAACGGGGGGGGGTGTGTACGATCCTTAGACAGGGCAGAACCTACACCGCCTGGCCCACACGCGCGAGTTTTTCCCAACTTTGTGATTTCGAGTTATCAATATGGGCGCTAGAGGTTTCCAGCCACGACCGGACAGCAAACGCGGCACCGTCGCCAACGGCGGCGTTATCCCCGAGCCGATCCAGGAAGACATCACCCCGCCCGCGTGGTGCAAATCTGACCGGCTGAAGCTGTTCCAGAAGCTCGTCGCTGAAAACCGCGCCGCTGGCGTGGCTATCCGTCAGGTGGACGCCGATCAATACGCCGAACTGGCAGACGCCATGATCGAACGGCGGAACGAAACGGACGGGCGCACTAAGCTGGCATGGGGCCGTCAGATCGACGAACTACGCAGCCAGCTAAACATCGGGCCGCGCAACCGGCAGCGGGCCGGAATCAAGGACACTCGCAAGCCTACGGCGCTATCGCCGACTCTGGCGCTGATTGCAAGGGCGAAGGGTTTATAGAAACACTGCCGAGACGGCGGGCGGAGAAGAACGTGCCGAAAAGGATTGATTTGACCGGCCAGCGGTTTGGGCGGCTGGTGGTGACCAGTTATTCACATACAGAAAAATGCAAGGCTGTATGGAATTGCACATGTGATTGCGGGGGATTTGCAGCGGTAGCGGCGGAATCACTTCGATCAGGACACACCAAAAGCTGCGGATGCCAGAAATACGCCAGGCCTAAGCGAAGATTGAATTTAGTAGGGCGCGCGTTCGGTCGGCTCACCGTTGTGTCGTTTTTTGATGTCCTAAAGCAACAAACCAGGTTTTTGTGTAGGTGCTCTTGCGGTTCTGAGCGTGTCGTTATTGGCAAGCAGCTGAAAACTGGAAATACCACAAGTTGTGGCTGCTTGCGTACTGAGACAGTAAGGCGAGTCCTGGGAAAGCATTGGAGCAATAAATCGCCATATATAACAAAGGACGGTTACATGACAGTCGGTGGGAGGGGCATACACCGATTTGTTATGGAAGAGCGGGAGGGCCGCCCACTCCAGCCGTTCGAGCACGTCCACCACAAAAACGGCATCCGCACCGACAACCGGCCGGAAAACCTGGAGCTGAAAGTCAAGCCGCATGGTGCCGGGCAACTCCCTGAAGACATCATCAAGGCGACGACGCCGGAAGAAATGGAAGTAGTGTTCAAGCTCGCGCAGGCTTACGCAAGCGTCATAGGCGCACAAGTGGTATGGAATCCTCCTATTTCGACGCCGAAGCCGTAAATACCGCCTGCGCCTTCGCCGAAACGCTTACGCTCACGAAGTCCACAAAGAGCCGGCGCCCGGAGCCGCTGGTACTCCTGCCGCACAGCAAAAAACTGGTAGCCAACATATTTGGCTGGAAACGGGCTGACGCATCGAGGCTAATCCGCAAGGTATTCGCCTCATTCGGCCGCAAGCAGGCAAAAACACAGACCGCCGCGATAATCGCGCTGATCGTATTTTTCCTAGACCCGGAGCCCGAGCAAGAACTCTATATGGCGGCAACCGACGCGCCGCAAGCGTCGATCTGCTTCGAGGCCATCTGGTCGATGATTCGCACGAACCCAGCGCTGTTGGAGTTGGTCGAGCCGACGCTATCGCAGAAAAAGATTGTCCATCGGGAAACCGGCTCGATTATCCGGGCGCTATCCGCTGACGGCAAGGGGAAGCACGGTTACAATCCCTCGCTTGTTGTTTTTGACGAGCTGCACGCCTGGGGATCAGCCGAGCAGGAGCTACTGGCCGCGCTCACCACCGGCAGTATGTCACGCCGGGAGCCGCTGGAAATCATCATCACGACGGCCGGCAGCAATCAGGAAACTATCTGCTACCGGGAATATGAGTACGCGAAGCGGGTTCTCTCGGGCGATGTCACGGACCCCTCCTACCTGCCGCTGATCTACGAAGTCCCAAAGGACGCCGATTGGACCGATAAAAAGCTCTGGCCGTTGGCGCTGCCGCTGCTTGAAACCGGCCACCAAAAGATCGAAGAGTACGAGCGCAAGTTTGACGAGGCCATGGCCCGCCCGGACCTGCAAAACCAGTTCCGGCGCCTGTACCTCAATCAGTGGACCTCGGCAGAAACCCAATGGATTCCGATTCACGAATGGGACGCCTGTGCCTCACCGACGCCGATTGACTGGGCGGAACTTCGCCGATATCCCTGCTACGGCGGGCTCGACCTCGCCGCGGTACACGACCTCACGGCATTCGCGCTGTGCTGGCCGGTGGGCGAAAAAGTTTACTACAAAGTCTGGGCATACCTGCCAGGCGAGCGTATCGAGGACCGGAGCAAACGCGACGGCGTGCCCTATGCACAGTGGGCGGCTGACGGCCAAATCCGGCTTACTCCGGGAACTACAACCGACTGGCGCTATGTCACCGCCCACATCAAAGAACTGGCCGACGAGTACGACATCAAGGCCATAGCGTTTGACCGCTACGGGGCGCGCGATACCGCCCGCGAATTGCAGGACGCTGGCTTAGACGTGATCGACTTCGGGCAGGGCTACCAGTCAATGAGCCCGGCCTGCAGGCGGTTTGAAAAGCTGGTGTATGACCGGGCCGCCATCCACGAAGGGTCACCGCTGGTCCGCTGGTCTGTGGACTGTACACAGATCACGCAGGCGCCGGGCGACCTCATCAAGCCGGTGAAGCCCGAGCGGATGAAGAACTCGAAGCGAATCGACCCGGTTATTGCGATGGCGATGGCGACGGGGATTGCGATTATCGGCCAGCCGATGAAATCCATATGGGAAGGAGGCAATCTTGAACCTTTTTGGCAAACTACTAACTAAACTCGGAGCTTCTGAACCGCCTGATTCTGACTTCTGGTACCGCTCAGTAGCGCCGTCATTTGGCTCATTTCTCGGTCAGTTCGATAGCACTGAGTCTGCCCTTCGCATCAATGCGTTGAACGCCTGCGTGCGCTTGCGCTCGGAAACCATCGGTTCGCTGCCCTGCCAGGTATTCCGGCGCACCGGCGATGGCCGCGAACTAGCACGGGACCACGAACTGTACTATCTCCTGCACGATGCGCCCAACGACGCCATGAGCGCGTTTGAGTTTTGGCAGGTGGCCGAGCAGTCCCTTTGCACGGACGGCAACTTCTACGCCCTCATCCAGCTCGACGGCCGCGGCAAGGTGCGCGAGCTGATCCCGCTCGACTCCAGCCGCATGGACGTTCGAAAGGACGCCGAAACCGGGCTACTGGTCTTCCTTTACCGCGAAGGTGCCGTCACGCGCGAGTACGTGCAGGGCGACATCCTCTACATCCCCGGCATGGGCTACGACGGCGTGACGCGGCTGAAGGGCATGAGCCCGCTGGCCTACATGCGCCAGTCGCTTGACCTTGCCGCCAGCGCCGAAAGCTACGGAGCGAACTACTTCCGCAACAATGCGGCGCCGATGGCTTACATCACGTCGCCGAACTCGCTTGCTGATCCGGCAAAGTTCCAGCTCCTCGACTACATGATGCAGCGCTTCGGCGGCGTGAAGAACGCCGGGAAGCTGGGCATTCTTGACGGCGGCATGGAGATTAAGACGGTACCCGTGAATCACACGGACATGCAGTACCTGGAACTCCGCAAATTTCAGATCGAAGAGATCGCCCGCGCCTACCGTGTTCCACTGCACATGATCGGCGAACTGGCGCGATCCACCAACAACAACATCGAGCACCAGGGCCTTGAGTGGGCAACCAACACCATTCGCCCGGAATGCACCCGTATCGAACGGCGCATCAATATGCAGCTATTCGGGCCGCGCGAGTCCGCCGTATTCTATGCCGAGTTCAATTTGGATGCACTCATGCGCGGCGATTCAGCAGGCCGCGCGGCTTACCTATCCGCCATGCGGAACATCGGCGTATTGAACGCAAACGAAATTCGCGCCATTGACAATCGCAACCCCTACGAGGGCGGCGAAGTGTACATGGTGCAAGGCGCGATGATCCCCGTGGCGATGGCCGGGCAGCAACAGCAAAAGGCGGTGGCACAGTGAAAACGACATTTATCCTTGGCGGGGAAGTCCTCGCGGCCCAACCCGACGCGCCGGAAGTCCGAGAAATCCTGTTCTACGCGGGCACGCCAGTGTTGCGTACCGACGGCCGCAAGATGTTCCACCTCTCATTCTCCATGGAGCCGGGCGCGGTGGATCTTTCGCTCCTGAACAACGGGCGGGCGCCGTTCGTCGTCGATCACATCGAGGATATCGACCACACGCTAGGAGTCATTGAACGCGCCGAAATCAACGGTACTGGTCGGGCCTTCGTGCGCTTCTCTGACCGGCATGAAATGGCCGGGCTGATCGGCGATATCAAGACGGGAGTGCTCGCTAATGTCTCCATGGGAACGCACATTACTGGCGAACTCGTAAAGGCCGATCCGATTGAAAAAGGCGTACCGCACCTCCGCGCCACTAAATGGAAGCCGTTCCATGTCTCCCTCGTTTCGCGCGGGGCTGACCCATCCGCCCAATTTCTGAGTGACTGCCAAATGGAAGTACCGGCAGAACTTTTCACCGACCTTTCTGCACCTTCTGGCGCGGCCAGCGAAGCAGATCAGAGCGAACAAAAGGCACGCCTGGCGCTGCAAATTAAACAGCGTCGTTTCCTTGTCCTTGGCCGCTAACCAATAACCAATCACGCCACGCGCGGCAGTCTTGCTGACGAATCCCCGCGTGTGCACAGGGAGCAACCATGAAGAAAAAGCTACTCATCGAGAAGCTGGCCGCAACCACGGCCGAATACGACGCGCTGACGCTGCAATCGGCGATTGATGCGGCCGTTGACGGTGTTGCCTATCTGGCCACCGTGAACGCCAAGCAATTGGAACTGGAAGGCATCAAGGCCGAACTGGCCGCCATCGAGGCGCTGGAAGCCAAGGCAAAGGCCAACGCGACGCGCGAACCGGGCCGGGTGACCAGCGACAACGAAGCGAAGCGGCCGTTTGCCAACTTCGGCGAGCAGCTTGCGGCCATCGCCTACGCCCAGTCGCCGGCTGGCTCGTTCCACGGCTACGGCGGGCAGATCGATAAGCGCCTGTTTGAGACGAACCTCGCCGCCTCGGGCGTCAATTCGACGGTCCCGAGCGAAGGCGGGTATTTGGTCAGCACCGACTTCTCAACGGTCCTGATGCAGAAGGCCGCCGAAATTGGGCAGATCGCGCCGCTGGCGTTCGATGTTCCGATTGGCGAAAACTCGGACGGTATCGAGCTGCCGTACATCGACGAAACCTCCCGCGCCACCGGCTCCCGCTGGGGCGGCGTGCGTGTGTACCGTGCCAGCG